AAGATGGGCAGTGGAAAGATACGAAGCCAGATAACGGGAACACAAACAAGTTATTAGAGGATTGCTTAGAAGATTTAGGATTCTTTGAAAAAGGTGATCAACAGATTGCAAGTTTAATAGTCGAACATTTCTGGGCAAAGCTTCCTGGTATTTATATAAAAATTGAAGAATTGGAGTGATGTATATGGAAGATCCAAGACCGGATTTAATATATGATACAGAATTGTGGACAAAGTTATTAAATATGGCTGAATCTGTGGATGAACAACTTGCTTATACACTTCATGGCTTCAGGTGTGCAGGTGCAAGATTAGTAAAGACTAATGCCGGATATAGTATGCGACCTGAGTTTAATAAAGAATCTCTTTGGGACAACCAGGCAGAATATGAACGTGATAAGCAGCAATTCTTAGTTAAGTACGGAAAAACATTTGTAAGCTTATTAGATAGATTGGAGAGTGAAGATGAACTATAAAACCCAACAATATAAAGGCATACCCTTAAAGCTAATCAATAGAAAATATGAAAAATACAAAGCAAAAAGGTACACGATAAATGGGACTAATCAAAATGTATGGATTCCTAATTGTTACTTAGAAGATGACGGAACAATAAAAAAGAACTCTAACTTAGATTTTATTTTTAACAATAAGCAAGGTAGAAGAAAATTAGAACTTGCAAAGGTAGATGGGAATCTTGGAGGTGTAGTATGAGGTCATGCTTGAATTGTAAGCACTCCGAAGAAATGTTATTCGAAGATATAAAAAAGTGCAGTAATCCTAAATCTATGTATTTTCAAGAAGAAGTTCAAAAAAAGGATTTGTGTAGAGAATGGGAGTGTGATTAGAATAACAACAAAAGAATATCTAAGACAGACATTTAAACTTGATGCGCAAATAAATTGCCTTATTCAGGAAGTTGAAACCATGGAGGCAAGAGCTACAAAGGTGACTACTGTTTTAAATCCGAGTAAAGTAGAAAAGAATACTGGTGCCTGTACTAATAATCAGGAAGACATTGTAGTCAAGATGATTGATTATAAAAATAATATTAATAAGAAAATTGATGAGCTGGTAGATCTTAAAGCGGACATATTAACAACAATTAGCAAGATGGATAACACTGATCAGCAAACAGTGTTAATGCTGCGGTACATAAACAGAAAATACTTTGAGCAAATTGCTGTGGAGATGAATTACAGTTATAGAAATGTTTTATACATACACGGAGCAGCGTTAAAAAGTTTTGAGAAACTTTGCACTCCATTGCACATAGAACTATGATATTATGGTAGCATGGAATTACAGGTTATATACTTCCTCCTTGTAAAGACACTGCTTGGCTGATGGCGGTGTCTTTTGTAATATTTTTTTAATAAAAAAAATTGACAAATCTATAAAATGTGGTATCATATATGGTATCAATACATAAAATAGTATCGTATATGATATTAATATGTATAATATACTTAATGAAGGGAATATTAATAGAGGAATAGTATGAGTCATTATAAAAAGCTATATGATAAAATAATAAATAATCCTAAAGATGTTTCTTTTGAAGAAATAGATAAATTATTGACTAAAGTTGGGGGATTCACTCGGAGAAATCCAAAAAGCGGTTCAAGTCATTATATATATCACCATCCTGATTTAACAGAACAGATTTCAATACCAAAAGATAGACCAGTAAAAGTGATATATATAAAAAAAGCGCTAAAGCTATTTGAAATAGTTAAAGAGGATTTTTAGCAGAGTGTAAAAATAGGAGGATGCAAATGGAAAGTAAAAACTACAGAATTGAAATATTAAAGTTATCTGATGAAGATGGAGGAGGTTTTTTAGCAACCGTACCTTCATTACCTGGATGTATGAGTGATGGCGAAACTCAAGAGGAAGCATTAATAAATGTAAGAGATGCAATTAAATGCTGGTTAGAAACTGCAGAAGAATTAGGCAGAGAAATTCCACTTGAAGATGGCTATAAATCCGAAGATGATTATAGTGGTAAACTGTCATTAAGAATACCTAAATCATTGCATAAACAAGTAACCGATATATCATCTAAAGAAGGATGCAGTATAAATCAGCTAATAATGATGTATATTTCCATGGGTGTAGGTTGTGAGTTTGGGAAAAAACAAGTAAATATAACCTTAAACAATTCAAATAATGAAATGCACATAATTGATGAACTTCAGAGAACATTGTGGAATAATTATAGTAATTCAAATAGGCGACTTACAGATGGAATAAATATTTATAATAATTATTAATGATTATAAAGGTGGAAATGTTATGGAAAATGTAAATATTATTGATAAAACAAAAGGTAGAAGATATTATTTAAATAAAATCAACGCTATAAAGATAGATGAAAAGCCAGAAAAAAACACAGTTAATATATCCCAAGATACTGAATATAAGATTATTGAAAATAGCGAAAAAAAATTATTAATAGAACTAAAAACAAAGACTTTTATAGAACCCGAATCTTTATTCTGTATAGAAATGGAATATGTAATTGAATATATGTTAAAAGATTCAATTAGCGATAAAGAAATCAAAGAAAACATTAATACATTACTATCTCCATTAGGCAATGAAATTAGCTTTTTAATCTCTGTTTTAACAAGCGAAATGATTAACTCAAGGGTTATCTTACCGCCAGCGATTGTGTTAAATGAAGAAAAAAAGGACAAATAAGTATTAATGATAATAACATTTTAAGGACTCTTAAACGGGTTCTTTTTTATTTGTGTGGATGCAGATTGATTACAACTGCATAGGGTGAGGGACGGGTAAATAAATAAGAAAAGAGGTGAGCCTGATGGCGAAATTAACAGCTAAACAACAACGATTTGTAGAAGAATACCTTATTGATTTGAATGCTACTCAGGCAGCCATTAGATCAGGTTACAGTCCTAAAACTGCTAATGAGCAAAGTAGCAGACTGTTAACAAATGTCAATATTCGCGCGTGTATAGACAAAGCGATAGCCGAACGCTCAAAGAGGACCGGAGTAAATGCGGATAGAGTGATAAGGGAGCTTGCAAGAGTTGCTTTCGTTAATGCTCCGGATGTTGTAGATACAAAGAATGCAACTGTTAAAGCAGATGCAACAGAGGATGATACAGCTGCTATTGCTTCCGTAAAAGTAAAAATTGTAGACGGTGATGAATTCAGTAGCGTAGAAAGGGAAATTAGGTTTGCAGATAAATTAAAAGCTTTGGAGCTTCTGGGTAAGCATATGGGAATGTTTACAGATAAGATCCAGATTGATGGAGCTGTACCGGTTCAAATTATAGACGATATACCAAGGAGTGGTAACCTTGAAGGAAGTTAAACTTTCAAGTCTTATTGCTCCTTCTTTTTATGATGTTCATTACGATGTTAAACATCATCTACATACGCACTACTGGTTAAAAGGCGGCAGGGGTTCAACTAAATCATCATTTGCAAGTATTGAGATAGTAAAAGGCATTATGGAAGATTCTGAAGCTAATGCAGTTGCAATGCGTAAAGTTGCTAATACACTAAAGGATTCAGTATTTAATCAGCTTGTATGGGCTATAGAGCAATTGGGTGTTAGCCATTTGTGGAATATTCCTGAAGCTAAATTAGAGTTAACATATCTTCCAACCGGACAGAGGATAAAATTCAGAGGAGCAGATAAGCCGAGAAGTATTAAGTCAATAAAGTTTCAGCACGGATATTGTAAATATATCTGGTATGAAGAAATAGACCAATTTAGGGGTCCTGAAGAAGTAAGAACTATTAATCAATCTCTAATGAGAGGTGGCGAACAGTTCTTAATTTTTTATACGTATAATCCTCCGGAGTCACAACGTAACTGGGTTAATAAAGAAGTATTAGATACAAGACCAGATAAACTTGTACATCATAGTACTTATTTAACAGTACCAAGAAAATGGTTAGGTGAAATCTTTATAGCAGAAGCTGATCATCTTAAAAAATCAAAGCCAGAGAAATATGAACATGAGTACATGGGAGAAGTAACCGGGACTGGTGGAGAAATATTCACTAATATTACAGCCAGAGTTATTACCAAAGAAGAACGAAAGAATTTCGATAAAATCAGAAGAGGTGTTGACTGGGGGTTTGCGGTGGATCCATTCCACTATGGTGTTATGCATTTTGATAGCACCAGGAGAAAACTATATATATTCTACGAATATAGAAAAGTAGGTTTAAGTAATGCAAAGGCAGCTGAACATATCAAGAAGGAAAACAAACTTAATCAGTTAGTAATTTGCGATTCAGCTGAACCTAAAAGCATTAATGACTTAAAGCAAGAAGGCATAAGAGTTGTTGGAGCTAAGAAAGGCCCGGACAGTATTGATTATGGAATTAAATTTCTTCAGGATTTAACAGAAATAATTATTGATCCCGAAGACTGTCCTGAAACATTGAAAGAATTCTTAGGGTATGAGTATGAAAAGGATTCAGAGGGCAATTTCAAAGCCGAATATCCGGATAAAAACAATCACAGTATAGACATGGCAAGGTATGCTTTGAACAATGATATTATGAAAAACAAAGTAAGAGTTAGCAATAAATCCAAATTAGGACTGAGGTGATTAAATGGCGATTATTAAAGATAGAGATTTGCTAAATGCTGATGGCAGCATACCAATAATATTAATTTCTAAGTGTTTGGAAGAACATAAGAAAATGACTGATAGATATAAAAAACTATATGACTATTATGATGGTGAACATAAGATTATTGGGAGAACATTCAGTAACTCACAGCTGCCGAATAATAAATTAGTGTGTAACCATGCTGAATACATCACTGACATGGCAGTTGGTTATGTATTTGGTACGCCGATCAGTTATTCAGGACCAGGGTTAGACGAATTAAATAGTATCTTCACGGAAATAGATGAGGACAGCCATAACAACGAACTTGCCTTAGATTTATCTATATTTGGAGTAGGCTATGAACTTGTGTACATGAATAATAATGATGTTCCTTATCCGGAATTGGCAATTGTGAGCCCGTTAAATGGATTTGTAGTAGCAGATAGTACTGTTAAACATGAACCAATGTTTGCTGTTACTTTCTTTGAAAAAAAGGATATAGAGGGTACTGCGAAGGGATTTGATGTAACTGTATATACTCATACTGAAGTTATAAAATATTTCTTTAAGAGTTTGACAGATAAGGCAGCCGTAGAAACTGAAAGGTACTTTCATTATTTTGATGGGATACAGATTATTGAGTATAAGAATAAGAAAACCTTGAAGGGTGACTTTGAAGGAGTTATTTCTCTAATTGATGCTTACAATCTGCTTCAGAGTGACAGGGTAAATGACAAAGAACAGTTGGTAGATGCTTTATTAGCGGTGAAGGGTGCAAGCTTCGGAGATACAGAAGAAGAGATGTCATTAACTGCAAAATTCTTAAAAGAAAACAAGATATTAGAGCTTCCTGAGGGCGGAGATGCTAAGTGGTTGATCAAAAATCTTAATGAAACCGAAATAGAGATTCTGAAAAAGTCATTGAAGGATGATATACACGAATTTAGTAAAGTCCCTTGCCTGACTGATGAAAACTTTGTAGGGAATGCTTCTGGTGTTGCTATGAAATATAAACTGTTAGGATTTGAACAGTTAGGTAAAACCAAGGAGAGGTATTTTAAACAAGGATTAAGACAAAGATTAAAATTAATGTCAAACATTGAAAATATCAGGTCCAAGAATATCAATGCAAGTGGCGTTGATATCGTGATGAAACGCAGCTTGCCTGTTGATGATGAAATGTTAGCAAGAATCGCACAGGAAACAGAAGGTTTTATAAGTTGGGAAACAAGACTTAAGAGGTTTGATGAAGAAATAGACGTTGATGATGAAAGAAAGAAGTTAGAAGAGGAAAATAATAATAAGTTAGAGCAGCAGCAAAAGATATTTGGTTCTTATGACTTCAAGAAAGATGGTGGGGTAGGTGAAGAAGAGGAGTAATTCTTATTGGGAGTCACGTGCCAACACCCGGATGGAATCCTACCATAAGGACAGTAACGAGGTCATTCATAAAATAAATGCTGCCTATGATGAAGCGATTAAGGAAATTAACCAGGATATAAACAATATCTTTTATCAGTTTACAAGAAGTGGCGATTTAACATTAGACCAAACTAAGAGAATGCTTAATCAAAAAATTCCTAATCCGCTGATTAAAATATATAAAAAGATACTACCACACATAGGCAATGATGATATCAAGCAATGGTTCATTGCCAGGATTAATTCCAGAGCGTATAAAGCAAGAATGACAAGGTTAGAGGCAATAAAAGAAAGCATTTATGCTAACATAAAAAGGGTGGCTGATGTTGAGGTTGAACAATCCAGTAGGCTGTACTTGAATAATCTGAATAAGTCATATTACAGAAATACCTATGATATCCAAAAAGGCATTGGCCAGATATATGACTTTTCCCCGTTGCCTGGAAGCTTTGTAGAAGAAATGTTAAAAAGTAGATGGAGCGGGAAAAATTATTCTGAAAGGATATGGAATAACAATGAAGTATTAGCTGCTAAACTTGAAGAGGTAGTTACATCGGGGTTAATGAGCGGCAAGAGCTCCCGAAGAATGGCAAAAGAACTTGAAGACATGACAATGTACGGTAAGTTTGCTACTGAAAGATTAATCCGGACTGAAACAACGTACGTAACTAATCAGGGAGAGCTTGAAAGTTATAAAGCTGCCGGCATTGAGGAATATATATTTCTTGCTACACTCGATTTAAGAACTTCCGAGCAATGCAGAGTCCATGACAATAAAAAATATAAAGTGTCTGAAGCAGTGGCCGGTGAAAACTTACCCCCGCTGCATCCATATTGCAGGAGTACAACCAGGGCATATTTAGAAGACAAGAAACGCGGACCAAGAAGAGCAAGAGATCCTTTAACCAGGGACACATATTTAATCGATAATATGAGCTATGAAGATTGGTACCAGAAGTTTGTTGTTGAAAAGTACGGTGAACAGAATGCAGTTAAGTTTGAAAGGATGATTAAGAAAGGAGGTTCATCAATAATGAAGAAAGTGCTATTGACATAGCAGGAGGTGATCCGACTATCTCGCCATAGAGCGCTGGCGTTAAACAGGCTTATTTTTATTGCCCTGAGTATGGCATTAAACTACTTAAAA